CTATTGAAAAGCACATTGAATACGAGAAGGGATACAAAGAGTCCCAAAAAGAAAAGAGGTAGACTAACGCCTACCCCTTCTTATTACAAGTACCACTACAGGTACATTCTACAGGTGCATTCTCGCACCAATTTACTTTACCTTTGTTCTCTTGTCCACGGTTCTTACTGCGAAGTACCCACCGATCACCGTTACGCTTACCAGCTCCCATAATCCAATCCATCTCTCGTTAATACTACTAATACCAAAGCCTTCAAAGAAGGTCATAAGCACCAGAAATATCATAACGGTTGCAAGGGTTAATGGTCTAACATTCTTACTCAACCAAGAATCGGTAAGGCTATCGGCCTGCCAACGCTTGGTGATTTCTTCTTCTATGCTTTGACGCACAGCTTCTTTCTCTTCGGGTGTAGATACAAATCTATCTACCACATTGGCAACTGCTTCCACAGCTTCCTTCGCACCCCCTGTAAATAGTTTCGTTATTGGATTTCCCATAATTAGCTACCACACGCTTCGCACTCTGGATTATCAATGGAGCATTGAGCGTTATCGTTTTTCTCGTCATTAGTCATTTCGTCTACGAAGTCAGCGAACGAATCGCTTACATCAAAATCATCTTTCATTAGTAGGTCCAGATTACGTCTTCACTTTTACTAGGATCATCATCAACGTGTATAAAGTTCTTTGCTACACCGATGCGATTAAATCCAGCTTGGAGAAGAGAGTTAATAATTAGATATTTCTGTGTTGAGGTAGGAGCATAGATATCTACGGCTCTACCGACTGTGTGACTGCTTGAGGGTACGCCACCTACCTTTGCGTTATGCTGAGGACTTCTGTATCCGCTGGTGATCTTAAAGCCTATAGCGGCAAGCTCACGAGCTTTGGATAGTTTGTTTAGAAATGCTACATCCATATTCATATAGCTACCCTTCTGATCGGGTGAGTCAAACTCGCTATACTCAAAGAACATATGGAATGCTCTTGTTAATCCTTCCATTATTTTACTTTTTTAATTTCCGATGTCCACGATGTGTAACATACTGCTAATCGCTGGGATGTTTCCGGGTATTCATCCATCATTGATTCGTTGCTCATACATCTATTCGTGAACTCTGGTCTCGTCTCCTTTAGATTGGGAACTGGTATCGGCATTGTCGTTAATATTAGAGTTAGAAAAAAGAGGCTCGTCCCAATAAAGGAAGAGCCAACCACTGTTATAATTTACATTTTTCTCTTTACTCATTAACTAGCTTCCTGTAAGATAGCTCTGCTATAAAAGACGTATAAATGGCGTATAAGGGATTAACTTGAAGGTAAGCATACAAGAGTAGGCTACACCAGAATGAGAGGCACAGAACGCAGTTAAATGGCTTAAACGGCAATACTCTTTCCATTACCCAACCGTAGGGTTCAAAAATAAATAGGAATGCAAACATTAATCCTACAGAACTTACTAAAATCCAATCGTTATAAATCTCCATCATTATAATTTTTCACTTAAATAATCATCTTTAATATACCGTTTTAATTTGGTAACGGACCTACCATCTTCTATAAATACAAGATATCCCTTTATATTCTGACCATAGGTATCACTGTGGTTTAGTGAGACGATCTTGTTAGTCATCGTTGAGTATATAATACTAATAACGAGGTTTGCGGCAGACTTGCCTTCTGTATAGTAGTGTAAGAATTTCTCACAGGTTCTCATTACGGCAGCATCTATTAAAGCTTGATTAAGCTCTGAGTTTCCTGCTGTTACAAATGCTGATCCGGCAATCTCAATACTTCGTTGCAATATAAACTTACCTAGTTCATTGGTGATCGCACCTTGCTGTACTGATAGTAACGCTTCTAATTCTATTTTTTCTTTATCATACCTCGCCATATTCCTTCTCTACCTTGTCTAGTATTAAGACAATGGTCCCGATATGGTCTGAAAGCTCTGAGGGCTTGATGTCGAGTTCCCAACCCAGACGTACAAGTGTGACGTCCTGTTCTGATAGTACCAATTTTTTAATGACTTCATATAGGTCTAGAATTAAATCAGCTTCTCCTTGAGTGATGTCCTCGTAAAAATCATTAATTTCCATAGGGTCTTATAGATTGGGCTTTCTCCGGATCAAGTTCTGCTATCTTGTCAATAAATTCATTCTCCTTTATATAGGCCAATTGAATTTCCTCAACAGTAGAATCTGTACCTAACTTCGTAAAAAGACTAGCCATCTCAAACAGATAGAGGTCAATACGATTTCTAGTTAATTTACAATTCCGGTAGTTCTTGGTATCCATAAAGCTTTATTTTAACACTGATTGAGTTCTTCTCAATAACCTCTCCATCTTCAGCAACACGAATGCTAAGGCTCTTGAAGTATTTCTTAGAATCATCTGTGACATATCCGTTGTCTTTAAGATAGTCCGAGATAAACTTAATGGTAATAATAACATTATCGCAATCATAGCGAGTATTATGAACCAAATCAATCTTATAGGTATCAGCAAAAAACTTATCGTACTGATCAAAAACGTTTTTAATTTCTGCATTGTATTCTTTTTTATATTTCTGTCTTACGGAGTAATGACGCCCAGCGTAGAATTGGTTTAAGCTAGGAGCCTTGGGTAATGTAAAGTCTATCTCTTTATATTCCTGTTTACTCATAATGTTTGGATTTGCTTATATGAAAATATCCCACCTCCTTAGTGACGAACTGCCGCTGGTTGAAGTGGGATGTCTTTGGCATACCTCTAGATTCCCATACTGGCTCCTCCATCGAAGCCAAGTTAAATCCGTAAATTCCCTGGGGTGTCTCACATATGTAGACGGGTATGGTAAGGTGTTTCTGCGCTCTAGCTAAGAGCTTTTCGTACTTGTATTTCTCTATGAGTAGCTCGTCGTAGTGTTTGTTTCTACACTTGAGTTCTATATCACACTCATACTTAAGGGAGTAGCAATCGTGGTGGGCGTACTGCCCATCAGACCACTTGAGATCTGGAATGTAGTTTGATTTTAGATAATCAAATAGTTGTTTCTCATTCTTCTTCCAGCTCATTCTTTTTATGTATGGCAATCTTTAGAAGGATAAGGTATCCTATTAAATCTTGCACGGTATCTTCGGTGGCGTCGGTAATGCCTCGGCTTTTGATCCGCATAAGCTTATCATCAATCCGGGCGCATAGGCTTTCAGTGGCGTCTCCTCTAGAGAAGATACCTACAGGGTTGAGAGCCGAGTCCCCGTAAGCATCATTCTTCTCTAGGAGTAGATTAGTTACCTCTTGAGAGGTTTTTATAATCAATTCTTTTGTGTTCATATAGTAAATATAATGAAATTAATCAAGTAATCCGACCTCAAATTTATAAACTTTTCTACGGCCACCATTTTCTATAACCATTCTTCCGTTGGAAGGGTTGAAAAATATATACCTCTCAGATATTCCGGTGTAGTCCGTTATGTCAACTTTGTAGTCTTTGCCCTTGATTTTTATAACGTTGTAATCTATGACCTCAACGTCATCTGTAAGGTTAAACTTTATGTAGGCACGAATCATTTCGCACCAACTCTTTCTATAGGCTTCAGCCCAGCTTCTTTCTGCTTCCATTAAAATTCTAATTCTTCTTGTGATGGTGTTGGTATAACTGGTGATGGCTTCGTAGGATCATCATAAGCAAAACGCTTACCACCTAAATCATCTAGCTCATAGTATCTATTCTTCACCTTATCATAGTATAGTGTAACACTACCTAACTTACCTACGATCTTCGGCTTTGCCTTGACTACGGTAATCTCTACTTGATTAGGCTCATAAGGAACTCCGTTAGAGTCCTCCAGTCCATAGGGACATCTCCATACATTTATGATCATCATACCCTTACGAGACCATTGCATACCTCCAGCGATGTCGTTCATTGTAGGCTTATCAACATAGGGTATACCATTCTTGTACTTAGCTTGCTGATGCTTTGTATGGACCGTAACTATTGTATGGTAGTTATTATCACTACTATGCTTACGAACCTTTGTAAGAACTTGGCCAATAGCTATATCATCTCTTACACCTTGGCTTACATCTGTCTTAATCTCAGTGAAGGGATCAACAAGGCATCCATCTATCTTTATACCTCTGCTTTCTATCTCACTAACACAGGTATAGAAACCCTCTACGCTGAGGTCTTGCAAACCAGAGTCTATGATATAGAAGTGTTTATTGATAAAGTGTATTGCTCTTTCAGCCTCCTCATTGGATGCAGTTACCTTGTCGTTAACTAGGTATGGCTTGCGTAGGTATACCCAAAGTAGTTCTGCGAATACCTCTGTAGGTGATCCGGTCTCTGGGCTATACACGGCCCAATTCCATCCGGAATATTCTG